GTGCAGAAGTAAGAGCAATTATGCATGCTGATTCTGCATCATTTACATTAGAAACCTTATCAGAAGGTGCTATAATGAATAACTCAGGTAGTGTATCTACAAGTGGTTCATTAGTAAGTGGTTCATCGGAGAATTTAAGATATGAAATTGCAAATGTTGATTCAGGGAGTGGTACATTTAACTTATTAATTAGAAGAGGGGATGATACTACAAGTAGAAAAACAATATTAGAATCTTTTACAGATTTATCATTAGATCCTAATTCACCAAATTATATAGAACAAGTAATTGGTAACCAAAGACAAAATTTTGATACTGATGCTGATGGAAATAGATTTATACAAACTACAGGATCTTACACTAATAACAGCCGTTTCGTAAGAGTATCTTCAGTAGGTCAACCGACATTAGACTATTTGGATAGTGATGGTAACTTTAAAGCAGCACTTACTTCATCATTACCTCAAATAGGTAGTGGTTCAAATCAAGGAGCATTTACAGGAGGAGCAGGTAGCGTATTTGGAAGAGGTGCTAATGGAAATACAAGATTAAAAATGTATGATGAAATAGACGTTTCTTCTATTCAAGGATTAGAAGCAGCTTACTATACAGCATCATTAAACTTATTACAAAATACAGATGAGTATGATTTTGAAATACTAACTATACCAGGTGTAACAATTCAAAATGGAAACGTTGCTGTAAATTCGGCAATTGATTGTGTTACACAAAGAGGTGATGCTATAGCAATAGTTGATACTAGAGATTATGGTGCAACATTAAACCAAGCAATAACTTCAGCAACAACAATTGATTCAAGCTTTGGTGCTACTTATTGGCCTCATGTTCAAGTGAAAGGAGTAGAAACTGGTAAAAACGTTTTTGTACCAGCTTCAACAGTAATGCCAGGAGTATATGCTACTAATGATAGATTAGGTGCTGAATGGTTTGCTCCAGCAGGATTTAATAGAGGTGGTGTAGGTGGTGTAATTACCACTGAAAGAAAATTATCTCCAGCGGATAGAGATAAATTATACTTAGCAAAAGTTAATCCAATAGCTCAATTCCCAGGAAATGGAACAGTAGTATTTGGTCAGAAAACATTACAAAATGCAGCTACTGCTTTAGATAGAGTAAATGTTAGAAGACTATTAATAGAACTAAAAAGAGTAATTGGTGATATAGGAAATGGATTATTATTTGAGCAAAATACTGCTGCAACTAGAAATAGATTCCTAAACCAAGTAAACCCATTTTTAGAAGGAATACAACAAAGACAAGGATTATTTGCTTATAGAGTAGTAATGGATGATACAAATAATACAGCTGATGTAATTGATAGAAATCAAATGGTAGGACAAATATTTATCCAACCAACTAAAACAGCTGAATTTATAATACTAGACTTTAATGTAACACCAACGGGAGTTGAATTCTAAAAAATAAAAAAGGCAATATTTATAATAAACAATAGAAAATGGCAGTATTAGACCCTAACGAAATAATGTATACCGCTTTTGAACCAAAAGTTCAAAATAGATTTATACTATATGTAGACGGTATCCCAGCATATTTAATTAAAAATGTAACTGCACCTGGATTTGAAGCAGGTGAAATCATTCTTGACCACATGAATGTGTATAGAAAAGTGAAAGGAAAAGTTAGATGGAATGATATGACTTTAGGTCTATATGATCCTGTAACTCCATCAGGAGCTCAAGCTATAATGGAATGGGCTAGATTAGCACATGAAAGTGTAACTGGTAGAGATGGATATTCTGATTTCTATAAGAAAAATTTAACATTAGATATATTAGGTCCAGTAGGAGATGTAGTAAGCGAATGGGTTATCAAAGGAGCTTACTGTAAAACTGCTACATTTGGTGAATATGATTGGTCAGCTGACGCAGCAATCAATTTAGATATCACTATTGCAATGGATTATTGTATATTAAACTTTTAATTACCCAACCCTCCATACCTTTGAGAATGGTGCCTATTTTGGCACCATTTTTGTTTTTTATATATTTATATCCGTAAAAAAATAAGTTATTAAAAGTATGGAAGAAAACGTTACAAAATCAAAATTAAAATTCCCAACAGAAACAGTTGAATTACCATCTAAGGGATTAATATATCCTAAGGATAATCCATTATCATCAGGTAAATTGGAAATGAAATATATGACTGCTAAAGAAGAAGATATTTTAACTAATACTAATTATATTCAAAAAGGTACTGTATTAGATAAATTACTAGAATCTTTAATAGTATCTAAAATAAACTATAATGATTTAATTACTGGAGATAAAAATGCATTATTAATAGCAGCTAGAGTATTAGGTTATGGTAAAGATTATGAATTTTCCTATGCAGGTCAAACATTATCAGTTGATTTAACTACCTTAGAAGATAAAAATTTAAATACTAAAGATTTAATAGAGGAAGGTATAAATGAATTTGAGTTTAGTTTACCAAGTTCTAAAACTACAGTTACCTTTAAATTATTAACTCATGGTGATGAAAGATCAATAGATAGAGAACTTCAAGGTTTAAAGAAAATTAGAAAAGATATAGTTCCTGAAGCAACTACAAGATTAAAATACATGATCACTTCAGTAGATGGTGATAGGGAAAAGAAAACAATTAGAGAATTTGTAGATAATTATTTATTAGCTATAGATGCTAGATCATTACGTGAAGAAATCCGTAGAGTTTCACCTGATGTTGAACTTAAATACTATGGAGATGATGTAGAGGAGGCCATCACTATTCCAGTAGATCTTACCTTTTTTTGGCCTGACGCCCGAATATAGAAAAAATTTATTTTCTCAAATACATGAGATAATATTTCATGGGAATGGTGGTTATGATTGGCACACTGTTTATACTATGCCTGTTTGGCTCCGTAATTTTACTTACAAAAAATTAGAAGAACATTATAAAAAAATACAGGATAAAGAAAATAAACAAGCAAATACCCTTAAAAACAAATCAGAAATACATAGACCCAATATAAATCCATCTAACGTATATAATAGTTCAATGCCTACTAAAAAGTAGGCATTTTTTATATTTATATACACAACTATAATATGGCTAGAAAAAAATCCAATCCAAACCAATTAGATCTTTTTAAGGATTCAGTTGAAAGTTTAGGACAAGAATTTGATAGAGTATCCGAAAGTATTGCCGATGCTATTTTTAATAAAATTAAAAAAGCAATTGATGCAACTGATGATAGCTCTAAACAATTTTTACAAAGGTTTAAAAGAAACGTTAAAGCTATAGCAGATAGTAGTGGGGCTTTACTAGATATAGAACAAAAATTAGAAGCTGGATCAGCTAGAACAAATGATTTCCAAAGAGCTGAACTAAAACTTTTAAAACAGAAATCTGTAATTAAGCAAGCTTTAAAAAAAGCACAGTCTGAACAAATTAACCTTTCAGAAACTTTAGTAAAAGCAGCCAATGAGGAATTAGCAGTTTTAAATGCAGAAAAAGATTCACTAGGTGATTTAAAAACTATATTTGAAGAAACAAATAAGGAATCAACTTTCTTTTCTACTTTATTATCAGGAGCGGGTAAAGCCTTAAATAATTTAGGTATAGATAATCCTTTTTCTACAATTAAGGATAATATGTCCTCTATTAATCAAGAATTAGTTTTTCTTGAATATCAATTAGATACTAATAAGGAACTTTCTGAAGAAGATGTTGAGTTATATAACCAACGAATTCAAGCTTTAAAAGGACAAAGAGGTTTATTTAATCAATTTGTAATTGCTTTACAATCATCTCTTACCCCTGCTAATGTATTACAAGGACTGATCACGGGTACAGTAGCTTCAATGGGAGCTATAAACGCAGAACAAGTTAAATTTCAAAGGCTTACTGGAGAAGGTGTAAAAAATTTATCATCTATTAGATTAGAAGCATCTACTCTTGTTGATGTACTAGTGCAAGCTACCTCAGCTGCTGAACAATTTGGATTTAATATTCAAGATACTATAAGTGCCCAAAATATAGCAGCAGCTTCAGACTTAGTTGAAGGATTGGGACTATCAGCTGAAGAAGCAAATAAATTATTACTTCTTACTGAGGCACAAGGTCTCAATTTGATGGATGTTGCAAGTGCTGCTAATGATGTATTAGATCCTTCTATTTCAACAAAGGCTGTATTTCAGGACATAGTAGCCAGTTCAGCTCAAACAAAAGTTTTATTTGCCTTTAATGCTGAGGCAATGGCTAAAACTGCTAGTGATGCAAGATTACTAGGGTTAAATTTATCTAATATTGAAAAAATATCTAAAAGTATTTTAGATATTGAATCTAGTATTGCAGCAGAATTTGAAGCAGAAGTATTAACAGGCCAGCAATTAGAGTTAAGTAGAGCAAGAATGTTTGCTTTACAAGGAGATCTTCAAGGTGTAACTGAAGAATTAGCTAAAAATCAAAAATTATTTAATGATTTTAGTGGTATGAATGTTCTCCAACAAGAATCTATTGCTAATGCATTAGGACTAGGTGTTGATGAATTATCAGAATCCATATTATTACAAAAAGAATTAAGTAAGCTATCAGAAACAGAAAGAAAAAGAAAAAGAATTGATGAAAAAATAGCATTAACTGCAAGAGAAAATATAACAAAATCTATTCAAAGTATAACTCAACAAATAGCTATATTAATAGAACCTCTTGTAAGAGGATTTGAAGGAGCTCTTAAATTTACTAATTTATTAATTGATGGGGTTAAAGAATTAAAAATCCCTTTAATAGCTCTTGGAACTTATTATGGTATTGTAGCTCTTAGAGCCCAGGCAGCTGCTATTAGTACTATGATTACAACATTTAGTTTAGCTAAATTTAACCCTTTATTTATTGGTCTTGGTATAGCGGGTGCTTTAGCAGCAGCCGGGGCTGTAAGACAAGCTAATCAAAGAGGAGTAGTTCCATTAGCTGAAGGTGGTGTAGTAACCTCTCCAACTTTTGCATTAATTGGAGAAGCGGGACCTGAGGCAGTTATACCATTAGATAGAGGTGGAAGAAATTCTATGTTATCATCTGCTGATATTAATGCTATCGCAAAAGCAGTAAGAGAAGGAGCATCACAAGCGCAAATTAACTTAGATGGTGGTAGGGTATCAAATAGATTACAACCATCATTAGCAGTTAATACAAGGAAATACTCAATATAAAATATTTATAACAAACAAAAATTAATATTATGGCAATTTTAAATGATTACAATAACCCTAAAAGTGGTCTAGGATCACTAATTAGATTTAAACAGGGACAAGTAACCCCTGCTGGAAATACTTATATAGCTTATGGTAGAAATGATGAAACTGCCCTATATAGTTCAGCTTTACATAACGAGTATTCTACAATTGGGAATCCTAATGTAGATCTTACTAGTACCCTTTATAATTCATCACAGAAAAAACCATCCCAAAATTTAGATTTATCACCTAATCCTATTGGAGATGCTAAAAGTGGATTTCAACAAAAATATCTCCCTAATCAGGAAAAAACTTATGAAGAACAAGTAAGAGAAGCGGATAATGTAGGTAGAGCGGGTACAGTAAGTAGAACTTCTGCGGGCAATAGAAATAGTGGAGATGGAAAAAATGTAGGTGGTAATAGACAATAAACCAAAAATAAATAATGTCTATAAGACAACTATATAATAACCCTGACAATTTTGTATTTAATTCTAAGGATAGCAAATATAGTAAAGATATTAGAGGTGGTGGTTTTACAGGACAACCTTTTGTAAAAAGGTCAGCCCCTGAAACTATAAACCAATTAAATTCTTTAACTACAGAGGCTCTTAGTTTAGATTTTCCTATTCGTGGTGGTTCATACGAGGAACTTGCTGCTAGGGAAGATTTTGCTAGGATTGATAGATTCTTATTATCTTACCCCGAGGGTAAAGCCTTTTTAGACAAACAAAAAGGATTAATGTTCTCTAACCCTAAAATGGAAACAGGCCAGTCAGGTGGGTTTGCTAATACTAGGGCGTATAGTGATGGAAGGAATTTAATGACACAGATTGCTGAGGGAGGAACCGGTTTTCATCATCCAAACGCAGGATCAACTGTCAATGATTTAGAGTTTACACAAAACAAATATGAATATACTGTTGCCCATAAACCTACAAAGTTAAATAGATTAGTTAGCTTAACTACTTTTAAAATTAATAATACAGCGGTTGGTGATAGTAATTTTGATACTGCTATAGCAAGGGAGCTAGGAATTAATACATTTAATGAGGGCGAATTGTTCTTCTACCCAGGTGGACCTAGTTCTGTTTATGGATTAGGACAAACAATAATTAAAAGAGCTACAGATAGTTTAGGTGCCCCCATTAATACACAAAATGCTCCAACATTTATAGGGCCTAATTTTACAAAAGATGTAAAAGGAAACATTATTCAAGCTAGACCTATAACAGAAATCAATTTCTCTAATTTATTAGGATTATCACCCACATTTAACATCACTGATAAGGATAACGCTATAGAAAATGGAGATATAGGTACTTTAGCTCAACAAGATTCGGGTGATTATATTAGAGCAAATAGAAACCCAAACGGAGATGTTGTATTATTTAATAATTTTATGGGTTATGATAGAATTAGGGAAAGACAACAATTATTACCTGGAACTTTAGGAATTACTGATTTTAGAAATGATGTAATTAATTCAAGTGGTGTGGCTAAAAGTGATTATACTAGTAATAATATTACTACTAGAGTTGGTGTAGGTGACCCTGGAGCTAGACCTGCTAACCTAAGAACAAAAATAAATGACCCATTTATCCCAGGTCAGGATTTTATTAATACTACTGATATTCAAACTAGAGATGATGCGGATGGTATTGGTGGTTTTCCTAAAGATTTAGTTAAATTTGCTTTTGAAACTATAAACAATGATAAAACTGATACTACTACAGCAACATTTTTTAGAGCATTTTTAACAGGATATAGTGACAGTCATAATGCTGAATGGTCTCCAAGTCGTTATACAGGTAGAGGAGAAAATTTTTACACATACCAAGGATTTGATAGAACAGTTAATTTCAATTTTAAAGTAGCTGCACAATCAAAACAAGAAATGAAATTTATATATAAAAAATTAAACTATCTATTATCAACTTTACATCCAGATTATAATACGGCTGGATTTATGAGGGGTAATATTACTAAATTAACTATAGGAGATTTATTTGTTAGAACACCCGGTATATTAGAATCGTTACAATTAAGTGTTGATGATCAATACGCTTGGGAAATAGCAATGGGTGATGAAAGTAAAGATATGTTAGAAACACCACAAATAATGGATGTAGGTGTTCAATTTAAACCAATACTTAATGTTTTACCAAGAACAGGTATAAGTTCACCTATATTAATAACAGATCCAAATAACAAATATCTTAATAATAGAGATAATTCAGGAACTTTAGTAGGATCAATAGGAGCAATAGGAAGAGCTTTTGCAACATTTAATTAATATGGCAAGAAGGTACGAAAATATAGGAACATATACTACAGATGATGGTAAAGTAATTTTTTTACCAACTAAATATCCTTCCGTTGAAACTTCAAATGATGATTTTTATATTATAACTCAAGCTACGGATAGATTAGACTTAATAGCTTCTGATTTTTATGGTGATTCTACATTATGGTGGGTAATTGCTATGGCAAATGATTTACCCGGTGATTCATTATTTACAACACCTGGCTTTCAATTGAGAATACCTGGTAATTTAGATAATGCTATTCAAGAGTTTAACACTTTAAATTCTTAAAATGTTATGGCAAATTTTAAAAATATAATAGGTTCGGGTTTTCCAGAATACGTAAATAACCAATTAAAAAAAAGATCTGAAATATTAAATACTGCTAATCGTAGTAATAATATTCTTCAATATTTAACTAATCGTAATGTTTGGTTTAGGTTAAGTTCTAGTGTTGATGTAGGAGGTTCTAAGGAACTAGCTAGAAATAACGTTTTACAGGGAGGAACTTTAAATAAAAATGGGACTATAAAAAAAGGATTTAATGAAACCTATAAAAAAGGTACTGATGATGATTTAGGTTTTAAACCTATGCCTGGTATTACTAATATATCAATAGGTACAGGAGGTAAGTGGCAAACATTAATGCAGGCAGATATAGAGTTTGTTTGTTATGATTTAGAACAATTAGATATAATGACTAAACTTTATATGAGTTTAGGATATACTGTATTTTTAGAATGGGGCCATTCAAATTATTTTACAACTAATAATAGTGTTGAAAAATTTGAAGTAAATGCTTCTGCTATCTCTAATTTTTTTAATTTAAATAATAAAGATGAATTATTAAAACGAGCAACCAAAGAAAGAGATAATAAAGATGGAAATTATGAATGTATGTTAGGTACAGTTAATAATTTTGATTGGACGGCTAATAATGACGGTTCTTATAATTGCAAAATACAAGTAATGGGTGCGGGTGGTTTAGTTGAATCTTTAAAAATTAATACTTCTAGTGGTGTTAATTTTAATAATTTAATAGATGATGAAGATACTAACGCAGATTTTGCTTCAGATTTAGAAAATATACTTACTACACTCAAAAAATTCTTTGAAGATAATTCAGGAATAGTACAAAAATCAACAACTTCATTTCAAGCTGGTACAGGAACAGTAACTGTTGATACAGTTGAAGGATTGTTTAAAGAAATTCCACTTAGTCAAGAAGGAACCATAATTGAAAATAATAGAGAAAGAATAATTACTTATAGTGCTCTTTTAAATCAAATATATGAATTTACTTCTTATCCTGGTCCACAATTTGGTAGAAGTATAGGTAGAACATCATCATCACTTGGAAATAATAATATTAATAAAGGAAATGCCCACCAAGTACTTTCGGGAATAGGTACTGCTTCTTCTATTAAACCAAGCTTATACCATGGTTATATTTCTAATACAGTAATAGATAA